ATACCATATCTAAGTTTTAGATAAATATATTGAAGATGGACTGGAAAATTATCAGTCCATGATGAGGCATCGAGAGATACCCATCCAGAATTACTACATTCAAGAGCTTTTTTGAAGCCCTCAGAATGTGAGTAAAAAGCAGAGTAATCTTTAAAAGAATCTTTTAAGAACTTCTCTTCAGCCTTTTCTAATGGTGCTAATAATGATTGGGTCCAGAAGTCACAAATTGCGACTACTCTAGACTTATTACCCTTATCAGCAATCGAAACTAGTTTTCTAAGTAAAACCTTTGATAACCTCTTAGGTTCCTTATAAACTGTAGGTTTATCTTTATTCTTTGAGATAACCTGTTTCGCTAATTTGGTCGGATTGTTCTTCTCGTCTCTGGCTTGCGCTTCGAGATAAGAGAAAAAACCTTGATTGGAAGTGAGCTCGCATATATTTCTAAATGCAGGGCACAATTCATTGTTATTTATTAAAGCTAGTGCCTCAGGGCCTGAAGTTTTCAATTTCGGGTAACCATTAGGACCATTAGCCGGACCAAAAATAGGTTCAACTGTTAAATTATTTAAATTTTCAGTAATGTTCTCGTTTTTTAGGCGATCACTAACGTACTCCTCAAATTCTTTAAGAAAAGTTTTATCTATTTGAAAGTCCTTTTGTATGTTTTCAATTTCCATTTCTGAAAAACCTTTACATACTTTATTGAATTTGAATAACGTTAATAAGAGTCTGAAAGTTTCGGCCCTTATTCCTTTATCTATCTTATCATCAATGATGGTTTTGTATAGTGGACGTAGTGTACCAAAACAATTAGGCCACTTGTCTGTTCTTCCGATAGAAACTCTATCGACAGGCGTAGTTGGTCTACCCTCGCAAAGTAAGATACAATAATTTGTAATGTTCTTATAATGTGATGTGCCAAATTTAGTTCCCAGATTTCTTAGGAAATCATTGTGGACTTTTGTAATACTGTTAATGTAGATAGAAATATCTTCCTTTTTAACAGAAGGCA